GTAGTGTTACATGTATAATCTTTTAAAAATATTATTTTATAAGGATCATTAATTGGTATATGATTTTTATCAAATGTAGTATATGATAATATTTCATCATTAGATGCATGATATAATGATTGTGATACACAACAGTTTGGTTTACATATTTCAATAATTTCTGTATTATTATTTATTTGAATAAAACCTAATAAATAATAATTCATAAATAATAATAACACTAAATGCAAACTATTTATAATATCAACTATTTTTAATGCTGGTAATAAACTACATATCACAGGAATACGCAACCATATAGATTTATTTTTTAATGGAATATTAAATTTTATTTTATAGTTTTCAATATTTTCTACCATACAATTATGTTTATTACTACTATTTAATATTAAAAAAATATCATATTGTTTCAATCTATTCACCAACATATAATTTTGATAATCACGATGTTTATTTATATAAACAATATCTTTTATACAAATATTGGCATTTAATAAAAAAGATCCTATATATATTTTTATATCATATGGTAAATTTCCTAAGGTATTCATGGTTTTAATTGTTTTAGTTAGTTATATTTATAATCTATAAATACTACTAATATATTTTTTTTCAATTTTTTTATAAAAAAATATACATATTCTTATAACGATAACTTTAATATATCATAATATGTTTTTTTTGTATCTTCTAACTTATATAAAAGTTCTTTTTCAGTTAAATTAACTAATTCTGATATTGCTAATGAAATCTGTATAGGCAACAAACCTATATTTTCCACATTTATATTACATACCATTTTAATATATTGTACATATAATGGCATTTTTTCCATTTCTTGAATAACTGCATCATATATACTAATTGCATCAAAACAACTATTTAAAGTATCAAAATCATATTCTTCATGATCACAAATAAATTGTCCATAATGTATAGATGTTAAATATACTAGTTCATGTTTAAACATATGTAAATTATTAATAGTTCCATCATTATTCCATAATGCATATTTATCTAGAATATATTTTTCATGACAAAAAATATAGTCTTTTGATTCAATAAAATTATTATATTTTTCATTATCATCTATATCACTACTTAAAATCACAGCTGAAGAATTACACATCATATCTTTTCTATATGCTCTAAGATTTAAATTTCTTGTGTATTCAGATAATGATTCACATTCAATAAAATCAAAAACATCGTCTTCAAAATCATAATTTAATTCTTTAGCAATATTACATATTGGTTTATGTTTTATTTGAATATTGTTATTAATATCAATATCTAAATATTTAATTAAATAATAATAAGTAAATAATAACATAACTAAATGAGTTTCTGATTTAATATCAACTAATTTTAACATAGGTAAAAATTTACACATCACAGGAATACATAACAATATTGATTTATTATTATAAATATTAAATTTTATGTTATAATCACCGCAAATTTTATTACATTGAAAATTATTTGATAACTGTAAAACATCATATAATTTTAGTTTATTTACATATATATAATTATAATAATCACTTCTATTAATTTTAAAATTCTCTTCCAAAATTATTTCTTCAACACACATCTTTGTTGAGTGTAAATATGTCGAAATATAATATAATAATTCTTCTGGTAAATCACATAACTTTTTAATAGTTAATGTCATTGTAATAAATAATTTTTCCAATATAGATACATTAATATTCTAATAAATTCATCTATTATTTATTTTTTCAATTTTTATTCATAAAAATAATTGAAATTAAATTATTTAAATAAATTAACTTCTATTAACATATATCAATTACTATATATATGTCTACTAAAAATCCACAAAAAACAATTATAGATATCAATAATAAAATTACATCTGAAACATCTTCTAATATTATAAAAAATAATTTTAAAGATATAAATGAAAATAAAGAAGGCAAAAAAAATAAAGAATACGAAGAAGACGAAGAAAACGAAGAAAACGAAGAAAACGAAGAAAACGAAGAAGGAGATGAAGAAGGCGAAGAAGACGGAGAAGAAGATGAAGAAAACGAAGAAGGCGAAGGAGACGGAGAAGAAGGTAAAGAAGGCGAAGAAGATGAAGAATTAAATGATATGGTAGAGGAAACAGAAGTAGATGATTTGGAATCTATAAATAAAAAACAAATTATTGTTAATGATGATGACAATACAGAATCAGATGAAGATGATAAAACAGATTCAAAAATAGAATTAGATGAAGATATAGATATAAATTATACTATTCAAAATGGAAAAGAAAAAAGAATACCAGATGATGAGCGTATAAGTAAGCCATTTTTGACGTATTTTGAAAGAGTGCGTATTATAGCAGAACGCACAGCATTATTGGTAGGAGGAGCACAGCCATTAATTAAAAATGTACAAGGATTATCAGAGCAAGATATAGCTATATTAGAATTAAAAGCAAAAGTGATACCATTTAAAATAATTAGACATATGCCAAACAATGAATATGAAGTATGGAAAATTCCAGAATTTGAATATATTTAGCTTTTTAAACTTTTAAGTAAATTTTATAAATAAATTAATTATCAGTGTATTAATTTATTTATAATTCAGCAATACCACACATACCATTAGAAATCAACATAATATTTATATTAGGTGCCCATACTTTTACAACATAATCTGTATTTATATTAACATTGAATAATTGTAAATAAATATTATGAAATAAAGAAAAATTACATGAACCTGTTGGTTGTATTTCTTCTGGTTTAAAACAAAATGAATATGTATATATATAATTAGTAGGAATACGTGTATGGTTTTTATATGATTGCACCAATCTAAAATAACTTGCTGACATTTCTCTAGTTCTATCATGTCCACCTAAAATTATTTTAGCAGTATCATATGTATCTCCACTACCTATGGTAGTTGCTAATCTACTTTTATTTATTCCATAATTAAAATGATCATTTCCCATATTACAATCATCACTCACCAATACATCATTCCTTTGTAATACCCATATTAATTCTTTTACTGGATGATGCATTAAACCTATTTCTATTTTTGGATGTTTAACCGATTTAGAAAAAGAACATGATGTTTCTTGTAATTGTTCAATAAAATAAGATTGTGGCTCTGCTAAAAATTTTTCCCGTTCTACAATATCTAAATATACATAATCAATCAATAAACACGATCTAAAATGTGTTTGTGGTTTCAATTTAGCATTTTTAATATTAGAAACGTAGCAATCATCAAAATTGCGCCATTTTATACGTAATATAACATCTTCATAATATAGGGCAAAAATAGGTAATGCAGAACCAACATTTTTACAAAACCAAAAATCAAGAGGTATATATAGTGTTAGGGGACCATTGAATGAATTTATATTGAAATTTATAGGTTCTTTTCTTCCAACCATTTCATTATAACCCTGACGTTTTTCATATGTTTGTGTCAATTCTGTAAATATTTCTAACCATTCCCCACTTCTTTTATCTATACACTTACCACCTATATATAACTCTATATAATCTATCAATACATGACCTATTGAATTAACCCATGAAAATTGAGGTAATGCATCTATATCTACACAACATTTATTACAATAACAATCTGTTATGCCTTTTACACAAACACCACAATTCACTTTCTTTTTTTCTACTAATGCTGGTAAATTCAATTGTAATGTCATTCCTGTTATTAAATCTCCATACCGTTTTATCTCACATTCGGTTATATTACCAAAATTATGATGTCCTTTAAATATTTCTTCATAAGTTTCTATGGCATAATTTGTATGTCTATGATGTACTGTCTTAAAAAATGTTATTTCTGGTATAGCTGTTAAAAATGAATCAATAGGTCCTTTTGTAACTAATTGTAATAATCCACCTGTCATATTATTTATTCACAAATTTATATTAACTATAACAACTCATATATTACAAATATTGTATTATATATTATTTAATATCTATATATTATATTAAAAATTGAAATTAATTATAGTTGATAGATCTAATAATATAATATTTAACTAACTCTACCAAAAAATCGTTGTAGCTACACTAATGAATAATCAAAATATTATTTTAAATCATAATGTATGGAGAGATGTTATATTTACATATTTAATAAATGATCCAAAATGTATGCGTAATATTTCACGTACATGTAATGATTTCTATTGGTATATCCAAGAATTAACAGATGTATTCAATATTGATCGCATAGAATATTATGATCATGATCTAAAAATTAAACGTTATGTTCCATTTACATCTAAATATTTCGGTATATTAACACCTTATTCACTGTTTGTAGACCATATAGATGCATCATATTTCGGATATAGCAGTATTTATACACATATTCATATGTACAACAAGTATTTACATTTACCCGAAGAGTTAGCTTCTAGTAATATAGTGCATAAAGTAAAAATATATGATAAAATTATACAAGTTCACGAAGTTAACAGAAAACACCGAATACGCCAAATGGATGATACGTCATATTTTCGTTATCAGAATTGGTGGATACAGAATAATCTACAGGCACGTATGGAAATATCTATATTTTTTTTAAAGATATATAATATCATATGTTCTTGTATTAATTTAGATACTATAACAGTAAAAATAAATAATATTATATATACTGTGTTTCCTGCGCCACCTAGATGTGATATATGTCATAGACGTGTCCAAAAACATCAATTTCATTGTAAAATATGTCATACCACGTGTAAAGAAAAAAATCATAGATGTAAAGAAACTACATCATCAACTATTACTAGTTATTATAATTCAAATGATTTTATTAATAATATTGATACTGATTTATTTGAATAATAAATAACATTAATTTATAAATGCATTTTTGAGTATAATTATATTATTTATATCACTACAATATTGTAAAAATTGAAATTTATTTTATTTATACTATTAATAATTATTATATATAAATAAATAAAATGAATCCAAATAAAATTATTGGTGGTGAAGCTATCATAACTTTCAAAAATAAATATAATTTTAATTCCCCAAATATTACTAAAATAATGAATCCTAAAAATAATAAATATGCTATCAAAACATTCAAATTAAATAATACATATCATGATGAAAAAAATGCTATGCTAAAACTTATAAATACAGATATTAATTATAAATTAATTGCATATAATGATAAATATAAACAATTAATATATCCAAAATTTAATAACAAACTACTTTTTAACAATCCTTTTACCATTATTAAAAATATTATATTTCAATTAATTAATGCATATAATGTAAATATATATGCTTCTGATTTAGATATTAATAATATTGTATTTGATAATAATAATAATCCAATATTAATAGATTATGATAATAAATCAACACAAAAAGACACTTTATATGCTTTGACAAAAACTATCTTGCAAATTATATATATTTATATACATAATATAACTGATATTGTATTTTTTAATGATACAATGCGTTATAATATATTACATACTACAAATTTAATATATATGAATAATAATAAATCACTATATAAACTATATCTAAATAATTTATATACTATTACAAATCAACATGATTATACTGCTTTAATAAATATAGAATTATTAATCGATGTTTTATATATAGCACAATCAAATAATTATTTAAATATATTAAAATATATTTACAATATACTATGAAAATTTAGTAATTAATTTATAAAGAAATAAAGTAAAATCATTATAAATATTATAATGTACAATGTACAATTATGATAAATATTTTGGAAAAAATGAAATATTAGAATATAAATTAGAAAATCCATGTAAAAAATCAAATATAGTTACTGAATTAAGAAAAATTGGCGATCATAAAAATCAATATGTCACAAATGTATATTATTTAGATACTTTATATGGTGATGATGAATTATATTCAACATATCAAGATGATGAATGTTCTTTAGTTTATTCATATCATCATTCAGATTGTGATCATTGTAAAAAACATAAACAAAAAGTAAAAGATAATTTGATTTTAGGATTTATAATTTATCCAGTAGATATTAAACCTGAAAATACATATAAACAAAGAAAAAATAAATGGTTAAAATATTCTATAGTATAAATATTATAACATTAATCTAAGTTTAGAAATGGCATTAATAGGATCATTTATATATTCTATCAGTGTATTTTCTGACATTTGATATTTTATGATTTTTGATATTGTTTATTTTTATAATATAAAATAATAATATTTATAATTTCAATACATATGTTAATATTTCACTTGGATCATTATCTAATAATTTACATAGCGTTTCATTATTTAATTCAAGTTGTATAATATTATCAATAGCTAATGCAATTTTACGAGGATCTAATAATCGTTTAAATATAGTATGATTTTGGAATGCATTAACTGTGATAAATTCTCCTGTATCACACAATATTTTTATGTACTTTATCATATTTTTTTTATTTTGCATATTATCAATTACTGCATTATATATACTAATTGCGTCATTACAATCAGATAATTTTGTTATATCATATTTTTGATGATCACAGCGAATATTGCCAGACAAATTTGATAATTGTTTTTGAAATCTATGTTTGAATCCATCTGTATCATATAAACTATATTCATGATATATTTCATCACGAACAAATGGATATAGTTTAATATTGCATATATAATTTTGGATATTAATCCTGCCATATGTCAGTATTGTGTCTATTATTTCTAAACTAAAATTAGTATATTGTTTTAGATAATTTTTATTTTCTTGTGTATTATTATTTTTAATATTTTTAACTATAACACTAATTTTATTAGCTATACTACATTCTGGATATTTTGTTTTTATTATGTTCATATTTTCATCTATGTCAATATATTTTATTAAATAATAATACATAAATAATAACATAATTAAATGTTTTATATTTCTTATGTCTACTATTTTTAATGCTGGAATTAAATTACACATAATTGGCAATCTTAATGATATACATTTATTTGTATCTAACATATTAAATTTTATATTATAAGTTCCACATATTGAAACACATTTAAACTTATCAAATAATAAATTTACATCATAATACATTCTATTATTTGCTAATATATATTTATAATAAGTATATATTTGTTGATCTATTACACTATCTGTCCAAAAATCTTGTTGAAATATATGTGTAATACATATATAACTAGGACATAAAAATAATCCTATATAATCAATAATATCTTTTGGTAAATCACGAAAAGATTTTTTATAATTTGTAACTATGGCAATTTTATTATATCTTGACTTTTTTAATTTTCGTAGTTTATTAAATAAAATTTTTAAATTTTTTGATATTGGCATTCTTATTCTAACTTTCAAGCTTTAGTTAGCTCTGTGGTTCAATAGTAGTTATCTATCTATATAGTATGAATTATATATACAATATATATTTCAATTTTTATAAATTAATTATTATTTATCATTATATTAATTACTTTCAGCGAAATATTGATTTCTTAAATAATAAGTAATATCATTATATGGTTTTTGTAAAAGTTCGCGAATTATCTCGACATTACATAAAGATATTTTATGCAAATATGAAACAGTAATATAGTGCTTCTCATCGATATCACACAATTTTGCTACTAATTTTAAATGTTCAATAATATTACTATTATTAATAAACATTAAAATATCATTTGTGTTTACTACAGTATTAAAAATATTTTGTTCAGTTCTAGTAAATGGATTATATTTATATGAACAATATTGTGATGGAAAACAATATGCAATATATGTGCAAATTTTAGTTGGATCAATAGCATTTCTATAATTGATAATATCATAGTTTTTATAAAAAGTTTCCCTATTTGTATTTTTACAATCATTCAATAAATTATTAAAAATTACTTCATTACTATCGTACTCTACATATGGATCATCATAAGTTTCTCTACTAACATACCATTTGCGTCTAAGTTGTTCGTATTCTTGAGAAATAGCATTAATACAATATTTTTCAAATTCCTCTTCTCTTTTTTCTTCATATATATCAATTAATTTACGTTGTTCAATGAATACTTTTTTATTTAAATATAAATACATAAACAACAACATAGCCATATGTTGTTTATTATAAGTAATGCAATTTAGTACATAATGATAACTATTACTGCTTGTTTCATATTTTAGATATAAAACAGATTGTTTTTGTTTCAATATCACTTTAGATTGTACATCAAATATTTCTTTACATTTATGATTAGAATAATACTTACCTAGTTGTGGATCTATTACTACATCATATGGATGTAAATTTAAAACTTCCATAAATTTTACATAACTGTCTGCTGGATCACTTTCTAAGTATAATGTATTAGGATCTAGTAAAAATTCACGTGCAATATATAATATAATATCAATAGGTAAATCTGACAGTTTATATTTCTGCTTTGAATTAATCCTAAATAACATGTCTGATGCATCTTTTTTAGTTTTTTGTGTACCACATAATTTTTTGATTAATTGCATTCTAAAATTATATATTATCTTACGTTCTTTATAAAATTGTTCCCTGATTTTTTTATAACTCATATCGCATTCTTTTTTAAATTCATTTATTTCATAAACCTGTTTCTTAAATAATTTTTTAATAAATGCAAATTCATCTAATTGCGTGTGGACAAGTTTATTATATTCTTTATTTTGATCATTTATGATACATTTACGTTTATCATTAAATAATTTACTATTATTAGATTGTGTATTTTTTTTGCCTTTATTATTTGGCATAATTATTGTTTCAAATTTTTTGTAGTAGTTATGTAACCTACCGTTAGTTATTTATTTTTTAATAATGGACTCTTTATACAATAATAATTTCAATTTTTTTTATTCAAATAAAATTTAAAAAATTGAAATATATAGCAATAGTTAGTTATAATAATAAATATTATTAACTAAATCAGTGATATAAATATGAACGAAAAATCAACAATAAACAATTTACATACTGATATATTTACTAATATTTTCATATATTTGGAATACGAAAATGTTGAGCAATTAAGATATATTAACAAATTTTTTGATAATATAGTACTATATTATATTACATATGATTTTTCAACTAATCCTGATTTCAACCAATTAACTAAAATTTTTGATATTTCACCAAATAATATAAAATCTAATTATTTTAATAATATTAAACAAATAGCATTGGCTATAATGTATATTAGACGATGTACTACCAAATATTTTATTGAATATTTAAATAACACATTAAATAAATTAATAACTAATAAAGACATGTATGAAAATGCATGTTTATATAAATTTATAAAATCAGTTAGAAATAACATAGATAAAATATTGAAAAAATGTGATCCAATGATTGTATCAAATTTTACTGCATATAAATGTATATATGGTCTATATGGTAGATATACATTTGGTCAAAAATGGTTACAAAATCAAGAATATGTAAGTACATGTTTATTACATAATCAATATGGTATTACTATAAGTAGTATAATGAATTGTATTGAACAAGATTTTAATGATCAAGAAATTATAAAAAAATGCTATAACATTTTAAATATTGTTATTCAAAAATATTTTAAACAAAATATTAACTTATTTATAGATGCAAGAATTTTTAATATTTGTCCATTAGATTTTTTTGAATCAAATGAAATATATAAGATATTGACAGAATCACGGTATATTGATCAAACAATATTGATAAATATACTAACAAATTATAAACATAATCATTTACTACATGATAAAAAAATTATACATTGTTGTACAAATGTAATATTACGTTTAAATTATAATGATAAATTATTATTTGACTGTTTTGGATTAGAATTTTATAAAAATATTTTATTAGATGATATCTTTATCTATCAAAAAATATCATCTAATAAATCTATATATGATACTGATATATTTATATATGTTAGCACATTATCAAATAATTATATTAAAAATATTAAACAATATATTATAAATAGATCTGATATAAATAGCTCTGATAATGAAAACATTACTAATAAATTAGATAATTGTGAATCATTATATAACTGTATGAAAAATAATATAAATAATATTAAATTCAATGATAAAAAAATATTTAAATTAACAAAAGAAAATTTAATAAATTATCACAATGAATTTTTAAATGCTCTAAATATTGCAATTAAAAAAAAATATTATAAAAAATAAAGTTATGGATATTAATTTTATTTATTTAAAAATATTATTAGACAAACTAATATATTTATATGATTTCTTTGGTCATTTTAATAAATAACATATATCGATATATTATTAAATAAAGATAATTTAATAGCAGATTATGATGAATTAATAGATAAAGAAACAGACAAACTTATATTTGTTATATATGATCCTTTATTGAAAAATTGTAAAATATAAATTATTTATTATATATATATATATAATGAATCTTCTTTTTGTTGATAAAAATATTCCAGATATCAATACTTTTACAAATGCAATCAATAATAACACGAAATATATAATTTATGAACAAAATACAACGTATAATCAGTTATTGACACAAATAGCATCATTTAATATAACTTCATTTCAAAGATTGTCTTTTGCATTTGTAAATGATCATAAATCAAATAAAACATTTATAGGAAATGATCAATTTATTTCTTATAATAATAATGTTATAGTTGATAATAATGTAACTTTATTTATAAAAAATATAATAACAACATTCA